CAACTATGCGGATGCAAACCTTATAAGTCTGGGGGAAACCCTCAACCATAGGCTCGGGGTCAACATAGACAAATTCAGCAGATGGATTTTGCTGCTGAAAGAGTAATATCTCTTCCTGCAATAACCCAGAGAAATGCTTTTCAATTACTCGGTCGTCGCTTTCAGCCCACCAAGTAACGACACCGACCTTTTTCAATAACGCATCTTTAAACGCGCTATGCAGGATTTGAAATCCTGGGTTCATGTCGTTGAATACGAAATTAATCGCATCCGAGGCTTGCTCGGCAACCTTAACATCTTCAGCCGTTCGAGGCATATATTCAACAATACGCTGGCCAGATGTGAATATACGCATCAAGCTCGGCATAATAGATTGAATAGTGTCCCTAACCTCAGAGAGAACTACCTGAGAGCGGCCAGCTTCCTCGTCCCCAAAGGGAGCCGCACGATAATACTCAGCTGCTTGAACTCGAGCAGGCGTAATAAGCGTATCAATATAAGTCTCAGCCGCCTGAACAGCGATACCAATCCGATTTTGAAACTCAGTCTCGTCAAGCGGATTTAGTTTCTGCCTAATATCCGAATTTCCTGGCCCGTAAGAATTATTATTATCTTCATCGCTATCATCTTCGACGCCATTATCCTCAGAGATGTCCTCATCTCCCGTAGGCATATCAGCTGTCTCTAGATATGATGATGCATTCGCATCCATCGGTGATGGAGTGCGTCTGCGACGACGACGAGCCATTATTATTCCTTCAGCAAATTGCTACACGGCGCTGAATGGCCTTACCAGGCACCCATTTCAACGCTCTACCGCCAACAAGCGCAGCTTGACCGGCGAATGTTAAACACAAAGCATCGGCAATATCTGGTGAGCGCATACCGCGCTTTTTCATCTCAGATTTGCCCTCTACTTTAATCTTACCGTTACTCGTAAACGAATAAGTTGGGCCGATTAATTCAGCCCTCAAATCATCGTCTCTCGGTAATCTAACTGCTCTGGTTTCTAGCCATTCTTTAGCCGATAACCACAACTCATCACGCAACCGAGCCGCGCTTTGATTTAAAGCAACACTCTCAGAAACATTAACGTCTCGAACATTAAAGCCAAGCTCACGTAGCCTATCGGCTACACCGCCGCCTAAACCGATACTATCAACGCAAATCTCTTCTGGGCGGTCTATGCCAGCTTCATGCACAATCCGGCCAACCGTTCCCATCAAGTCTTCACCAGACCAGTGCTTGAAACTAAGAACGATATTGCCCTGCCTCTTACAGATTACAGTTCTGTCAGAGCCGAAACGCGCAACGTCAACGCCATATATAATTGACGCCTGGGGGTCAGAAACAACATCCCGCGTCATTGCCGCATCAACTAGCTCGGCAGGAATTAGACTATCATCGTCTTTAAGCGCAAACTCACCTAACACTCTTACGCGATAGGCATTCGAGTTCTCGCCATAAGTCGCCGCAATCTGATTTACGAAATCTTGGCTAACAAGACGATTATCCATGCAGCTAACATGCATGGTTTTCCAATCACCCTTCAGCTGGTGATGGGTTTTGAAAAATAATCCAGTATTTCTGGTCGGATTGCCAATTAAAATGGTCGTCGCGGAATGCCCCGACATCGAACCGGCGGCACTTTCGAAAACTGCCTCGGGTATAGCGCTGGCTTCGTCGCAGATGAGCAAAACATTTTCGGAGTGGACGCCAGCCAAGGCTTCCGGCCTTTCAGCCGAACTAGTTCTCGCAGAAATAAAACTACTCTCTGGAGCGCCAACTTGCACAATGCGGTCACTGAATATCTCAATCGTATCTCGCAATGGCCCAGGGAGCTTCTGCGCCCAGTGCTTCACCTCAGAAAACAACGCATCAAATAACTGCCCAGCAGTCGGGGCTGTGCAAACCGCCTTCTGAGGCATGCGAGTAAACATGTGCCAGATAAGCGCCCAAGCACAGGCAGTCGATTTACCAACACCGTGACCAGCGCGAACGCTAATCCTACGCTCACCCTTAGCAATTGACATCAGAAAATCACGCTGCCAGGGCAATGGGTCAGCGCCCAAAACCTCGGTAACAAATAAAACCGGCTCATCACGATACGCCGCTACAAACTCAGCGTAGATGGTTGAGAGGTCTTTCATTTTTTTATATTTTTTTCAGAGAGAGGGTTATTTTTATAAAATTTTCTAGAGACAGTGGGGGTGTGTTTATACAACCGCCCCGCCGGAGGTCGGCCATAGGGGGGGGTCTCGACCCGCGAATTTCCCGGCAAAAACACTCAACTATATGCACTAATCATATGCATTTAGTTGTAACACATTGATATCACTTAGGTGGCAGCGTATCTGCAAACCGTTGTGGTGTTACGTCAATGACGTTGTGCTCTTGCTTAGCCTTTGCTCGAGCAGTTAAATCCATCAGCACAGCTGCAGCTGTCTGGCCTATATCAGCTGTCACTTCTAGGCTTTGTTTCTCACCGTATTTCTTAGGCGCTAGTTTGGCTGCACGCCATTGCCTGGCCCAGATACGCAGCTTAACAACATTATGGTCTTCTGGCGTTGCTTGGTCAGCCATATCAACAATATCGTCAGCCGTGACTTCTTGCTGAGCTTCGCGTGCGTGCGCGATAGCGTTCCGCACGTCTTCGTCCCTTTGCATCTCAAGATAGATTTCCTGCCATCTCGGCATGTTATCCGGCTTGCATGCTTGTTTAATCGACATACCCTCAATCAACGCATCACAGACACGTTGTAAGGCTCCCTCATCGAAGACTGATGGTCTTTTGCGGTTAGGATGTCTTTTACCGTCTGGACTTACCCAAGGGCCTTTAACAGGCTTTGCTTGGGTTACTGTCTCAACTGTTCTGGCCATGACTTTGGGAATAACTCTGGGTGCTTTAAGACAGTTACTAGTATTCTGTCTTTAGCTTCTCTGGTTAATTGGTTACGGCTTAGCAATTGCCCGATAGCGTGTTTAGCTTTGTAGAACTTTGCCGCTCTAGGATTACTGGTTCGGGCGGCAACAACTTTTAAAGCTGTCTGACGCTTTTGCTCAGCGGTCTTAGTATTAGGCGGCTCGTTACCACCACTGGCTAAGTTAAGAATATAATCGCGGCCCAAAATATCTCTGGCGGCTTCAATCGTCGCCTTCTCTACTGACTTCCAGTTATCTTGGGTCAAACCATCAACCAAGACCTGCATACCTGGACGCTTACCCTCATCCATCAATTCGCATATCCATTTCTGGATAGGCCCATGACGACGCTTAGCGTCTCTCAGATGGGTATGAAGCCTTTTCTCTGGGTCATTAGCCTTGCCGATATACCGAGGCATACCAGTGTCAGGGCAAGTCAGCGCATAAATGCAGACGCTCATCAGTGCAGCGTCATCTTCTCAATATCGACACCGAGTATCTCGGCAATCAACCAGGCAGTTACCTGCTCAACAGCCTCTGGGAAGCTGCAATCGTGGTTAGCCATGACATAATCCAATACGTCCCTGCCCTCACTTCTGAGTTGCTCAAGGTCGTCTGGCGTCATGTTTAAACTGCTCATCGGAATATTAGCGCCGAAAAAAACCCGCCGGATTTCTCACAGCGGGTAAGTCGAAGAATGCAGGAATAGTCATCGCGCACTTAGCGCGACTAGCATTTATCCATCAATTCGGCGGCCGGTGCAATGGGTGTTTAATCTCTATTACCACCTACCGACATCGAGCTACCGATGTTGGAGCCATCAGCCCCGTAATAGTAGGTCGTATTACCAGCCTTTAAACTTGTAGCCACGTTGTTACCATTGGCATCGTAATAGAACTTGCTCGTTCCGGCTGATTGGGATGAGCCGATGTCTTGGCCCTGTGAGCCGTAGAAGAACTGCGTCTCAGCTTGCGCTGGCATCGCTATCAGTGTGAATAGAACTGCTAACTTTTTCATTTGCTACTCCTGCTCTCCATTTTTCGTTTTTCATACGCCTAATCATTTCAGCTGTCACCAGGCAAATCTCAGCTTCAACATAATCTGCAATTATGCCAAAAGCGTCGTCCCAACCCTTTTCATAAGTAAGGTATTCTTTACTCACGGCCCTATACCTCAAATTAGGTAAGTTATAACTCACAAAAACAGCCCTAACCTTTAGTTAGACAGTGGCTTACTAAAGGATATTTTAGTTATTCCTTTTTTCCCAACCCTTTCCGCATATATTCGGCGGCGATGTCAGACATTTCCTTAATCAACTGTTGCTGATAACCTTCCGCGCATGTCTCAGGGATAAAACCCTCACTACCAGCATATACCTCGTAGATTTCCCTAAATGCGTTTTGCAGTTCCTCAATCACATCGGCGGCTTCGTGGCACACAGTATCGTGCTTTATTTCAGTTTTGCCATAAATAGCGCAGACCCAATTCACCCCGCGCAATCTCTGCACCAAGTCGGCTAGTCGATTACTTCCCGTCTTTTGGTCGGTCATTTTTGCCTCTAATTGCCGCAGCTATGGCTTGGCGACGTTCCTTCAGCCTTTGCTTCTGAACGATGTAGTGCGTATCAACTGGCCACTGTTCGACAATCCTGGCGCATCGTTCACGCTCATCTGCCCTGACCGCGTTTATTAATTCAGATATCTCACGGCCAAAGACCCACCAATCGCCTTGATTGATTTTATTAACATCGCTCAAGGATATTTTAGGAACGCGGCTCATCCACGCCTCCATTTTGTGCCGCCCCAATTCTGGTAATCAAGCACAGCATCCAGACCAACCTTCAACAAAGCTAGAATATAACCATCCCCTGCCCTGCCTTTTGGACAGCCAGCGTTGTAATGCAGTCCAGCTACCTCGTTTAAGCCCCTGCCTTCACCGGCCACGCTGATAAGAATTGGCCATGCTCTTGCGCCA